CCGGGTATCGCTTAGATGGTCCTGAAACAGCTCCGCAGGGTTCGCATTCCGTCCAAGGTTCTGCAGGGTGATCTTCTTGATCTGCGACCCTGGCACCCGTACCTCCCGCAAAGGTCCGTTGACGGCGATGTAGAACTTGAGCGAACTGGGAGCGTAGGGGTTTCCAGAGACGTTCTTCCGCCCATCGATCCGGTAGATGATCCCGTTGTACACATCGTCATTGATGCTGACTCGCAAGCCACTTCCCACGCGAAACTCACTCAGGATCGCTCTGCCATACTCTCTGATCTTCCCAGCCCGGTCGATGACATGCGGGGCCTCTAAGTCCGCGAAGTAGGGCGCATACAAGGCCTCCAGGCGATGACTCAAGTCTCTGGCCAGCATGGTGTCTCTCTGTTGCCATCCCATCGTTGCGTAGTCGCCAAACGACTCCAGCAACTTTGCCTCTACCGCCTCAGGCGTGTACGACTTTCCTTGCCGCTTGATTGAATACTCGCCGTAGACCGCATCTTGGCCGAATGGCGAATCGGGGTCCGTACCGCGGTAAATTACATGCGAGGTCTTTTGCTCGGCATCGAAGTCGTAGGTGCGCGGCTCGAGATCGTTCTGTCCAGTTTCGTCCAGATAGGCGATGTAGTCCGAGTACGATTCCGAGATGGTCTCGATACACTCCCGCTGTTCTTTCACTGGGAGCAATGCCGAGCGGCCCGTTGCCACGCGCGCAAGATCATCCTCAGGGACCCCACCATCTGCCTCTGACTTGTCCATTGCCAGACCCATCAACTCCGCCGTGTGGGGATTCTCGTGCAGCCATTCCCCGACAATCTTGTCTCCGTACTTGTTCATCAGGTCTGGCGCTTCCACGCTCATTGCCGAGCGCGTGTTGGAGGATGTGTTTGCATTCAGGCTTTTGAGTTTTCGCGCAAGGTTCACGGATGGCCGAATCTCCGCCGGCAACGCAACGGCCATCATGGTGAACCGGGGAAGGTTCACCTGGCCAGTCCGATTGATTCTGCCGAGCATCTGCATGAATACAGAAACATCCCCAGCCGGCTGTGCAATGATCATGTGCCGCTGCTTTTGGTCCTTGAACTTCTCGTGTGCGTGGAGACTGATTCCCGTCGATCCGGCCTGGTTGAGAATCAGCGCATCGATTCCGCCGTTGTTGAACAGCAACCCCGTCTTCACCCTGTCTTGCCGCTCCTCGGATGGCACTTGAGACAGGACCGGAACCGGGCCGGAGTAGTTGACTCTCCACACCCGGCCTGTAATCTCTGCCACGGCATGCCCCGCACTTGCAATCCTGTGCCGCATCCAATCGATCGGCGAGACCGGGATGGTTACGGCCAAGGCATCAAGGAGTTTGTCGCAATCCCGGTAGAGCAGCGCTGTGGCATGGCAGAGGCATTCCCGACCGTACCCGATACGCTGCGCCTTTCCCTCAACTCGATGTGTGAAATAGATGGTCCTGTCGAGAGCCCGGCGCAGAATCATGGCCCATGACACACCTTCGAGCAGACTACCTTCACTCAGGCCCATCGCAGCCACGTAGGAGTCCAGGAATGCGCCCATAGTGCTCTCCAAGGCGATGATGGGCTTCTCCCCCTTACCGATGGCCTCAATAGCACAATCGGCGGCGGCATCGCACTTTAGCGCCAAAAGGAACTGCTTTACGATATTGTGAACGATGGCTGAGAACTTGTGATGGAATATCTTCACACCGCGCCGTTTCCACTGGATACGAAACTTCTCGAAGTCGACGTTATGGTAGGCGAGATCCGCTTTGACGATGGCTCTGAGAACTTCCGTCACCTGGTCCGACACCGCCTCGTGTTCGGCCTGGTTTCGGTCGTCAATGAAATTGAGGATGGAGATGCCCTCGAAAGAGAGTTCCCTCCGGATCAACTGGCCCGACTCCGCGAGTTGGTGAGACACGACAGTCTGTAAGGGTTCCCCACCCGCTCTGACCGCATCTGCTACCCTTGCGGCCTCGGGAATCGCAATCGATATGTCAGTCTTTGCAGCATAGACAGGTAGGTTGTCCGGTCGCTTTGCCCAGGTTGCGGACATGAACATCACCCCGATGGCCGATGGAAGAACCTCTTGCACGAACAGGCCTGTATTCGACTCATCCCCGCCTGCGGAGTGGCTTTCGTCGAGAATGAAGATAGCTTTCGGCGCCAATGCTTTCAGGGCCTCTTGCTGCACGTTTTCCACATTGATCTGTGAATAGGTGAGGAACACCGCGTTTCTCCCGCGAGGCAACTCGCCGGTCTGGGAGATGCGTTCCAAGATGCCCTTCATGGCACCGCGATTGGCGAATATCTTCCGTCTTGTGGATTGTTCTGTGATCGATGAGCCCGCATTGAACAGCAGAGGCCAGACTCCCGCGCTGAATTCGATATCATCAAGGTCTCGATAGAAGTCGCTGAAGAGGATGTCTGAGTATGTACAGAAGATGGGGAGGATGCGGTTGATTACCACCCATCGGCAGATGCCGGCGGCGGAACGACCTTTCCCGACTCCGGTCTGGTCGCTCACGATCAGAGATTTACCCTTTTTGATCTGCCATATCGCCAGCGCAATCGCATCGACCTGCAACCCCATAAAGAACTTGTGCATGTGCTCTACGGAGTTGTACTGGAGTTCCCGCGCGACAAAGGCGTCTACATCACCAATCTCCGGTAAGATGCGTTCCATCGCCTCCCGCATCGGTACGCGCATGTGCCTGGGGCAGAGGATGCCCGAGTCTTTCTTGGAAGAGACAGGCTCATAGGGGTCTTGAAAAGCAGTTCTGACGGGGTTGAGATGAGGCGCGATAATGGAAGGTCTGGTCTTCCGGCTTAAGAGTAACAAACGTGTTGACATGTCCATACTGTGCATTCTAACGTAAGACATGGTGAAAAGGGGCGGCATTCAAAAAGAAAAGCGGGACAGGCACTAAGGGAGGGAAACGATGGCGATCATACGAGACCACAATGTTCCGCTATTTCTGGCCTGTGCCACTCACGGGCACGATTGGTCAAATGGATGCATGACGTGCAGACTGGTGATTCGTCCTGCAATCAATAAGGCGCTGAGCAACACGCCCTGCGATTGCGGCAAAGACAGCCTATATTTCTGGCAGACACCCGGCAAATTGCGAGAGTACAACGCAACCTGCGAGGCGCATACGCCGGAACATTTGATTGCAACGGCCCGGTAACCACCCACACAGAGGAGGAAGTAGATGGCAGAAGCCACTTACACGGTCGAGCAGGCTAAGCGGATCGTGCGCGAGACGTATCCGCAGGCGCGATGCTGCACAGAGGGTTACTGGGGATATGGGGTTTACGCGGGGAAAGAAGAGGATGCAGAGCGCCTTACATCCTCAGTTATCCCCGGAATGAGTAAGAGAGAAGCGTGGAAGTCTGCCGCGGCTTTTGTGAGTAAGAGTGAGGCGTGGAAGGATGCGGCGGCGGCTTTTGTGCTCGATAGGGAGACCAGGAAAGGCACCAAATGACACAGCAGGAAGAGTATGTAAGAGCGCGGTGGCAGTTCGTTGGTGTTTGGGTACGCGACCTCGACAGCTATGGCACCGATCAGTTCAACGTAATTCTTTGCTTTCCGCAAGAGGACGCCGATTACAACCAGGAATACTTCATGCGATGGCAGGAAGATAACGATCCAAAAGGCAGAGCCGCCGCATGGCAAGCCGCCTACGACTTCACCGTCGCCCGCGAGGAAGAGATACGGCAACTAGACGAGGAAATCTGCCAGATGGATGATCTCAGCCAGATGAAGCGGCAGGACATTGACTGCGAGATAGATACCGCCGAGGGCTACGACCCATCATGGAACGATAACGCGCTTGTAGTCTACGTGCGGGACTTGTGCGAATACAGTCGCACCCTCGCCCGTCTCCAGCAAGCCTTGGAAGACCTGGAGAAAGGAATGGTGAAGCCATGAGCGAGAAGACGTGCTGTATGTGTGGGGCGATCCTGACAGATGGGAAATGTCTATCCTGCGACCACAGAAGGTGCGAGGCGTGCCCTGTATATGTCCCCAAGCCGAGTTATGACGAGTTGGAGCAGGATCTCAAGACGGCAAAGTCCGGCTGGGATTCCGCTATAGCTGATCTACGCAAGGCAGGTGAGATTTGCCTGGAAGAGATACGGCAGCGCGAGACGGCGCGGGAGTTGCTGCGGAGAGCTAGGGGATTCGTTGGAGTAGTTCACGGTGACTCGGCTGAATCACTGGCAGAGCAAATCGACGCGCACCTTAACACGTAGCAGCGAACCAGGAGAAGCGAATGGCAGATCGATTGAAACGAGCGCCGGATAGATTAGGCGCAACCGAGGAAGAAGTTCGAGACTCACTGCGGGAGGACGTTGCTCTAGCGTTCAAGCGGTGCAATGAACTCGACCGCGAACTCGCCGCCCAGTCCGCCGAGCTGGAGCAACTGCGGGCGGAGAACGCACGGCTGAAGGCGCCGGTGAGCGATGAGGAAGTGAACATGTTGTTTCACTGCCACAAAGGATTCAACAATAACAGCGGCCATTTATGTGATTGGGGCGCTATTCGCCCGCTACTGAAAGAGTTTGTTGCCTCCCGCCTCGCCGCCCCACAGAAAGAGGAGCCACATGCCGAGTGAATTGAAGCCATGCCCGTTCGATGGAGCGGAAGGAGAGGTTATCGGCGCTGGATTTGGAGAGCCTGAGTGGAAGCAGATTAGTTGTGTAAAGTGCTGCTGTTCTACTGGGGCATGGGCTACTGAAGCCGAAGCCATCGCCGCATGGAACACCCGCACCCCGGACCCGCAACTGTCCGCTCTCCAGTGGACGCCCATCGACGCGGAGCATCTGCCGAAGGTGGGAGATGAGGTACTGATGCGGTTTCAATCTGCACTATATGTGCGAGAGGTGCTAAGCGTATGTGGGCTGGGAAAAGGCTGGACCCACTTCCGCCCGATCAACGCCCCGGAGCCTAGCGGCGTGCAGGGGAAGGAGAACGCGAGTTGAGCGAGTATGTTCGTTTTGAAGTTCTCGGCATAGCACAGCCGCAAGGCAGCATGAAAGCCTTCATTGACAAGGGCGGGGATGCCCGCATGAAGCCCGCCAGCAAAGCGATGCGCCCATTGGCGTCAGGAAGTCGGTTGGGAAGCGCTGCGAGCCCGTAGCGCGGCGGCAATCGCTGCTCCATTTGAAGGCCCCGTCAAACTGGTAGCGATTTTCTTCTTTCTCAAACCGAAGTCAGCCAAGAAATCGCGCATCCATCCCGAAGTCAAGCCGGATCTGGACAAGCTGATGCGGGCGGTCGGGGATGCGCTGACAGGCGTACTCTACCGTGACGATGCCCAAGTTGTGACAATCGTAGGGCAGAAGGTCTACGGGACCAACCCGCGTGCTGAGATATATGTGGAGCGGGTGCTATGACCGACCTGTGCCGAGTGCAGATCATCCACGCCTGCAAGGAATCAGCCCCTTACCCCCACCAGGCCCCAGCTCAATGCCGAGGCCCACTACCGACGATGTGCAATGGAGGAAGTGAATGAGCGACTGCGGAGTTTGCGTCTACACGGGCGATTCTTTCGACGGACAGGCAGATGTGTGGGAGGGTAAAATCATTAAGGCTCGCAAGCCGCATAAATGCTGCGAGTGCAATGAAACGATTCACCCCGGTCAGCGGTACGAACGCTATTCCATGCTCTTCGACGGTCGCTGGAGTCACCACAACACATGCCTGATATGCGCCGAGATTGGGGAAGAGTTCTGCTGCGATGGAAGGCTGTTTGGCCATCTATGGGAAGGATTCGATGAATCAGACGTGTGGCGGGCGCTCACGACTTCATGCTTCGACAAGTTGCAGACTCCCGAAGCGAAGGCGGAACTGCGGCGGCGCTGGATGGAATGGAAGGGTCTGTAACACAAACAGAAAGCCCTCCGGCTCATCACCGAAGGGCTTTTCTGTGCTCAATCGTGGTGTCGTGAACCCGTCCTTTCTGGGGGATTTAAGCCAGTAGTTCGCTGGTAAGCACGGTATCTGGAGTGAGGCCTGTAGAAGCGCAGACGCCAGCCTGATACGCAGACACATTGTTCCCATCGCTCGGCGGTGCCCACTTGGCCAGCGCGGCGGCAATGGTGAGGCCGACATAGCTCTCTGTCAGCAGCGCCCGCATAGCAGCCCATCCTGTAGCAACATCGGGGAAGTGGGCGAATCTTGCAACCTCGTCATAGCCTTCTGGGATCGTCTCCAGAACAGCGCCGAACTTCGCTGCGGTCCACGGGGCGAAGTTGATATTTCCGGGATTGTTGTTGCGGGTGGCGCGGTTGCTCGGAGGGCCGAAACCTTCTTGCCTGCCGATTGCTTCCATGAATGTCAGCATAGGTTACCTCGTGATGCTTTGCGTAGGCTGGAGTCGAACCAGCGACCAACCCTTTACGTCAGGCTCTCTGCCACTGAGGTACTACGCAAAACCTGTTAGGCCGCGGGAGGCGTTGCAGCCGGGATCGCGTTCAGGCCGGCCACGACGCCGTTGATTATGATTGTCAGCTGAGCGGGCGTGTACTGCGGGAACTGCGCGGCTACGGCCTGAACCACGAGTGCCAGTTTCTGCGCTCCAGTGCCGTTCTGTTGCCCCGCTGCAACGGCGGCAGCCTCTGCCTTCGCCACTTCTGCCAGAACCGCGTTGTAGAGGTTTCCGATGCCGGGGAACAGCGCATCCACAAAAGGCTCAGCTGCGGTTGCTACGGTGACGGCTACACCAAAGAAGCGTTTCAGACCATTTCCAATATCGCTGAGAATCGAAGTGAAACTTGCCATGCTTTGAGCCTCCTCCGGCTCGATTACAGTTTGGTAGGGTTTGCGGGCGCAACTGACGCAGGAATGTCGGTTACCGCTCCGTCCTGTTTTACGTCTGCCAGCACGTTGCCAACAGCACCCACTGGGGAACTGCCACGGCTGTATTTCAAGATTATGCCTGCAGCTAGAATGATGTCAGCCGCAATCTTGGGATGGGCGGAAAGGGATTGTAACAGGAAGGTGCGAACCTGCTCATCGGACGTGATGAGGCCAGCCAGAGCGATGAGCGCGGCGGCTACTGTGTGCGATGTGATGTTCCGGCTTTTCAGCCATGCGAGAAATGCAACCATGCTTTGTGCTCCTTAATGCTTTGCGCGGGGCCAACATGGGAGAACGGCTCCCCAACGGATTGCTCCGGTTCTAGCGGGCTCGTGAACCCGTTTCTGGGCCTGCCCCGCGCTTACGACAATTCTACATTCACATCGTTCTCCTTACGCCCATTTCAATTCAATCTTACTCACCCGCGAACTCCACGGCAATCCAGCAGGTTTGCTGCTTGGCTGGACCTGCACATTGACGAATCCGGCCTGCCAGTTGGATTCCTTCGCAGGCACGTTCTGTAAGGGGGCCGGAACGAGAAATCCATCGAAACTCAGCACTGAAAATGTGTTCTTAACCAGATCCCACGAGTGCCGAATCTTGACTGCGTACTTTGTCCCCGGCTGATAATTCGGGTTGTAGCCCACCGCCACCCACTCGCCCTGCGCATTGACCACCATCCAGCCGGTGCCAGGCAACCACTGGGCGCTGAGATTGAACAGCCGCACCTGGCCGTCGGCGCACGTCATGGCGTACATGCCATCCGTCTCCATGCCGTTCATGGCGGTCAGAGCGGTGGGGCCAAGTTGGAGATCGTATTTCAGCGTGCAGCCGGTCTTCGAGTAGATCGGGCGGGAGGTGTACCACATATTGCACGGGTAGCCTTTGCCGGTCGGGTCCGCGCTGCCCGCAACCTGCATCGTCAGTTCATCACCGGATACCTGCGCCATCTCAGCTTCGGTGTAGGCCACGCCGCCTATGGATGCGGTTCCGCCAGCGTGGGTATACCATACGGCGT